TCCAGCCAGCTTTGACTGCCTTCTTGAATAGGCTTGGCGCTTCACTGAGTAGCTTGATTCGTTCTAGGTCGTATGGTGCTTTCATGTGTTAAAAGGTAGGTGATGGGTCAGTGAACCGGCAGAACTGGCCGTCGTACCAAAGCGGCACCAAGCCACACTCACCGTCTCGTTGTTTGGCGATAGCAATCACTGCCTCGCCTTGCGGTTGGTTGCGCTCCCTGTTGAGCAATAGGACTAGATCAGCGTCCCTCTCAATCTGCCCAGAGTCCGCTAGGTCAGTGAGGCGAGGCACTCGGCCTTTGTCCTTCTCGTTCTCCCGGTTGAGTTGAGCCAGGGCAACTACGGCTGTCTTGGTATCGGAAGCCACGGCCTTGAGTTTGCCGGATACCTCAGCAATCTCGTATGTCTTTTTCTCTGCTGCCTTGCTGCCATGGATCTTCTGCAGGTAGTCGACTAGGACCAGCTTCACGCCCCACTTACGAACGGCCCGACGTATTACCGCGGTGATGGTGGCGATGCCTGAGATGCCGGAACCGGAGACAAAGTAAATCGGGCTGCCTGCGATCTTGGCGGTTGCTGCACCCATGGCGCGCATACCGCCTTCATTCAAGTCACCCGTCTTGATGTCCTGCATTGGGATGGATCCGATGGTCGAGACCATTCGCCGCATGATAGACTCGTCGGACATCTCCAGCGAGATAAACAAAGTCGGCACCCGTTGATCGACTGCCGCCGCCTTAGCAATGGCGATGGCGATGGCTGTCTTTCCGATGGAAGGCCTGGCAGCGATGATGGCCAGCTCACCGAACTGGAAACCATCGGTCATGGCATCGAGTTTGTGGAAGCCCGAGGTGATGCCGGAGAGGTGGCCTTTCCGGGCGAACCGTTCCTGGGTGGCGTCGATAAACCTGCCCGCCACCGATTTGGATGATTGCACCTCTTCCTTGGAGGCCTCAACGCTGAGCCCTGCTTCGGCATTAGAGACGATTTGATCGACGGATAGGGTGGAGACAGCGGAGTCACGGATTAAACGGTCCCCGGTGGATCGTAGCTGCCTCCGGAGGTGAGCCTCTAGGACAGCTCTTGAGAACTCGGGATGGTTGGCCGGGCTGGGGCACATCTCGTCGCACTTGTTCAGAGCCTCGAAAGGCACCGGAGTTTGGCCCATGGAGCGCTTCCACTCCTTGACCACGGTGGTCATGTTGACCGGATCGCTCTTGGCAACGAGGCCTTTGATGATCTCGAACACATGGTACAGATCGGCGTCCTGAAGAGCATCGGTGGGGATCTTGGCGAATACCTCGTGGCAAACATCGGATCCACCGGAGAGACAGGCGCCGATGAGGCCGAACTCGTCGTCCTGGGCAAAGTAGGGGTCGCTCATTGGTAGTCGGCAATGTTGGGTGAGAAGGTGCCGGCCGCACGGGATGTGTTAGCCCCAGATGCAAGTGAGCCCCTAGGAGGAAAGATGCCTTGGTAGTTGCTTGCAATAGAGTGGTTTACCGCAGCCGGGAATGTTTCAGCGGTGTATTCGTTAGACCAGGCTTGCAAGGCTGCGGACAGCCCGATTCGCTTGTAGCCCTGTTTTCGTTCTGCTTTGTAGGCCAGCCATGTTTCCACAGCGGCAAGACATTCGTTAGTTTGGAGCTTTTCGGGTAGGATCAGTCCGAACTTAACTTCCCAAGGCGACTTCGGAGCCTGTGTCTTCTCTGTCTTCTCTTCTCTATCTTCTCTATCGGTTACCCCATGGGTTACCTGTGGGTTAACCTGATTCGGTTCTGGGTTAACCTGTGGGTAACCCGTGGGTAACCCGTGGGTTTTCTGTGGGTTACCTGTGGGTTTTTTAGGGCGTCCACCTTTGCCTCCGTTTGACCAGGAGGCTATCAGGCCGGCATTCACCTCGTCCCATTGGTGGGCTACCAGGTGGCCGTTTTCTACTCGGCAGAAGGTTTGCAGCATGGCCGACCAAAACAAATCAGCATCACCAGGCCATCGGCAAACTGATGAGAGTATGACCGGGCTCCAGTCTGGAAAAATGTTGGTCTTCCTTGTTTGGCAATGTGACCACAGCCGGATGACGTAATTAGGTGCTGACTCAGTTTCCAAAAGCCTCATCAGTAGACGGGTCTTCCAGTGATCTAAGAAGTCGGGTTCGATTATCATGATTCAAACAGAAAACCCCACCCAGACCGTGCTAGGAACTCGCGCAGAACCAACGCGACGTGTCACGGAAAGGGTGGGGAAAAGTTTGTTGAGCATGGGTCCTGATTGTAGTGTCGTCGTTTGCTTCCTAGGGCTCACGTCGACGGCCTCTCTCTATCTGCCGGCCTTGTATCTGTCCATGCCTTAGTATGCCGGAATCAGAATATCCGCCACCGCCTGGGTGAGCCTCACATCCTGCAGGCAGTAGTCGATGGCCGCCTGGCGGTCGGTATTCCACAACAGGCTGAAGTCGGCGCCATTGCCTGTCTTGTCACCGAGGCCTAGGTGCCTGCTGATGGCTCCGAGGCTGCCATGGGCTCTGGAGTCCCCGAGCTGCCACACCTCGCGCAGGTCGACCACCAGGTCGTTCCAGTACCGGCCTTGGCGCAACCAGTAGGGCGGGGCAATGCGGTGGCGCCAGGAGCGCTTGATAAGGAACGGCAGGTCGAAGGCCTTGATGTTGAAGCCGATGAGTCTTGGGGTCCTTTCGTAGTAGTTCAGCAACGCCCACCATTGCCGGAGCATGGCGGCCTCGCCATCGGCTTCTGCCGACAGCACTGCGGTCTCCTGATAGTCCTTGCGGTATCCGATGCACAGGATCTGCCCCGAGAGAGCGTCCAAGGCTGCGTTCTTGATGTAGTCCGCGGCGTGATTCTCCTCGGCTTTCTGGATCTTCTCTGCGATCAGGTCCGGGTTCTTGATGTTGCCCAGCTTCACGTCGGCCGGATTGAATGGCGGGATGTTGAGCTGTTCGACCGGCAGCGGCCCGGTCTCGATGTCGAAGATGATTGTTGGATTGGCTGGCATATTGCTAAATTGCTTTGTGTTAGTAGTTAATGCGCGTTTGTCCCGATGCGCGCCCCCGGTTACCCACGAGTCCCAGCAGCAACAGGCTGCCGGAAAGTGTATTATGTGTGTTTACCGCAATGGATGCACGTCTTGTAGTGGCGTGGCTTCCTAGGCAATGGCTCGACTTCCAGCCATTCGCAGATTTCACGGTAGCTCTTCCAGCCGAATGACCAGACAGCGCCCGGGTACAGATGGCCGGACTTGTAGAGGGCCATGGCCTCGTCCTTGGTGTGGATGCAGAGATCCTCCAGGATGCGGAAGGTGCGGTTGGAGAACGGGAAGCCCCAGAGGGCCGTGATCTCTTCCATCTCCTTGGCGGAGGCAATGAGCTGATGGATCCGTTGGCGCGACAGGTTCAGCTTGTTGCCGATCTCTTGCAGGGTCATGCCCTCGGAGCGCATTTGGACTACCTGGGGCACCATCGGTGCCACCTTCATGTAGACCTTCTTGGGCTTGGCCTCAGAAAGGGATGTCATCTAAAGGGATCTCCTTGTTGGCCTTGATCTCTTCGAGGCGGGCGTTGACCGCGGCAATAAGGCGCTTGTCTTCGGCCGTGATGTCCTTGTTGGCCATGGCTTTCGGGATCCACACCTCGGCCAGGCCGTTGACGGCCGACTCGGTGAGGTCGGAGATGGCCGTGCCTTTGAACTTGCCGACGTGCACCTGCACCTTGCTCAGGTCGAGCTTGGCGGGCGCTTGTGGCTGCCCCTGCTCGTCCTTGGGCGGCCTGTCCTCCAGGCGTACCCACAGGCCCGACGGCTTGAGTGGCTCACCAACCTTGTGAGGCATGATGAGTTTGATGTTGGCGAATGTCTTGGTGCCGTCCTGGCTCTTCTCATGGACGATCACCACGGTGGCCGGTCGGCCGATGAGGTTGTCGAGGTTCAGGCTGGTGGTGTCCTCCGCGGTAAGGGCTCGGCCGTACCAGTCCTTGAGGAACCGGGTGAGACCCGCCTTCTCGTGCAAGCTGGCGGTCATTGGGGCTGTCATGACCACCCAGGGCTGCACCGGGTTGCGGGTCTTGTCGATTAGGTCCAGCTCGAATGCGATCTTGAACTTTTGCTTGGTGCCATACTGCGTTTCGTAGGCCTTGAGGGGCGTGATGTCGACGCATACCGCGCGGCCTGTGTATTCCGGGCACGGCTCGAAGTTGCCGCCGCCCTTGTTGCTTGTGACTGTGATTCCCATGTGTTGCTGTGTTGTCGTTGTTGTTGTGTTATTTCGAGGCCTGCTTTTCGACCTCGGA